CGCTGCACCTCTTAATCCCCCACCACCTTGCTTGCGGCCTTCCGCCTTAGCAAGTTTTTTGTCCAGCTTCTCAAGTTCTATACCCGCCTGCTTGAACTCATCACCAGTTACATCAACAGAACGTCTAAGAGCTTCAAATGCTTTCTTTTGCGCTTCCAGTGAATTTATGGAGTTCCCAGTCTTCTGAGCGAATTTTACGATTTCAGCCGTATATCCTTTTAGCGTGTTTTCAGCATTTACGGATTCAGTTCCTAGCTTCCGCAAAGAAGACTTGAGCTGATTAAGACCTTTCAGACCACTAATCTTGGCCTTGATCTCCAATACGGTTGGATTGACAGCCATTACTTATCCGACTTGTTTAGCTCTAAGAGTGCTGCGGCTTCCATTACTCGAAGACCCTCCAGCATCTCACGGGGATTGTCTACATCATAAAGGGACATCAGCCCTGACGCACCTAGCAACACCTCATACTTCAAGCCAACGTAACCACCCATTGTCACGTTCCACTGGGTCTGCATACGCAAAAACATCATCACAGTATCCCAATTCTCATCCCAAACCTCAAACGTATCGTTCTTAGGCTTTTTTTTACTGACTACCTTTACACCAAAAGCAGCTGCGTCATCGTGCGTCCTATCATCAACTCTTTTCCCGCCATCAAGCCAGTGCTTGACAGCGCCTCTTAGTTTCCCTCTTGTGCCCCTGCGATTGACTCGATGTATGCATTGGTTATTCCTCGCACAAAGCAGGTGTCCTCAGAAAACTCTTTTAGATTCTCCTGAGAAAACTTTACAGGCTTGCCGTCTTCGTCCTCAATACCTTCCCATCCACAAACGACTTGAGCTAAAAGCTCAAACTCACCCTTCTCCTTTAACTCAGAGGTTGGCACCCGCTTAAAGACTGCATCAAAGGTCGAAGTCTCAAACACTCCACCATCTGCAGGCTCCTCAACTTTCACGGGCCACTTAAAAGTCTTGACCTTTTTGCGAACGAATGCCATTGAGCAGATTTAACTGCAATTAGCTTACAGCAATAAAAATCCCTCCGCAATGTAGAGCCAAAAAGAATGCTTATACAGCACAAAGCCCCCGTGCCGGTGAGGGTCGGAGGCTTTGGCGGGAGCGGCCTCTGCAGGGAGTGCAAATACAGATGCTGTTCCTAGCGTCCTAGGGCAGAGCTGCAACAGATCAAGTGTACACCAAGCTGAACTCATCATTCCCTGCTGTTGAAGGAATCGCGGTGTATGGGATGTTCAGCATCGCGATACCGTCTTGATCGCCGTAACTCACGTCCCCAATGTCGATTTGACTGCTCGAAAAATCAACAATGTTCCCAGCAGTGGTGCCATGCTGGAACGTCAAGTCGCCAAGCGTGTTGTCAGTTAAAGCAGCAGTGAAGTAGTCCTTCGTGGCAATCGAGATCATCTCAAGGCTCACGCTACCGCTTGCACTGCGATCAGTGATCAGCACTTCCTTCGTGCAACCAATCAACTCTCGGTAAACAACAGAATTGCCGATGTCTAGACTGATTGACTGCAAGCAGCCAGAGTAAGACAGTAAGGAGAATGTGTCTGTGTTGCCGTTCTTAAAGATCAGCGGTGTTGCCTGGTTTGCGTAAGTAACGCTAGGCAGTGCCGAATCGTCAGGAGCGTTATAGATCCCAGTGAAAGTAAAATCAATCGAAGGGATTTCTCCAACAGATCCATTCAAGGTGAATGTTCCTCTAGCACCAGTCACTTTGTGACGAACGCCATCAATGTTGTAGTGAATGGTGACTGAGCTGAAATTTGAACTTACTGGTGCGTAAGTCACGCTAGTACCAGCAGCCACCGTTTCACTAAGGCCGCAAGCTTGAAGCGCCTTGCCGTACTGCGGAGCAGTGCCAGCAGTACCAGATCCTGCTAGCTCAACGCTGAACGTGCATTCAACGCGAGTGTTGGCAAGAAGCTGCTCTGATGCTCCAAGATAAGGACGAATCAGATCACGATTAACAACATCACTCTGCTGTGGGGTGATGTTCAGATCTCTCACCAAAACCGCGTCGGTTCCTGTTGGAGTTGGATCGACTCCGTAGCTCGACTCTGTTTCGATCAGAATCAGTCGTTTCCGTAAGAGAAGTGGTGCCATTTTCTTGTGGGGTGTCGGCGGGAAGTGTTCGCTGAATCAGAGTGCGTTTTCCGGTTTCTGGATCGAGAAAATACGACCCACCTTGACCGCTGTACTCGTCTTTCATCGTAATCCTTGCGACTGCTTAAACCTTAGTAGACAGTAAGGTCTGCTACCTGTGTGCGATAAAGCACTTCGTAATCGCAAGAAAACACCCCTGCAGGCTGATCAGCATCAAAAAAGTCAAAATTAGTGATTACAGGCTGAATATCAATGGCTAATCCACCCAGGGTCAAATCTGTCATAAGTAAAGAGTGCATTGATTCAATTACGGGATCAGCGTCCGTGTATGGATTAGATGATCTAACGGTAACAATCACCCTGACCCGCATTGTCCAGTCAAGCTTTGGCAAGCTTGTGTTTTGCTGACAGGTGTCAGTTGTCGGCTCAACAATGAGCGAGGGAGATTCAGCCCTAGCTAGTGCCGTAACCCTTGACCGATAAACCCTCCCATTAACTCCAGCCGTGCTGGCTAACGTTGTGGCGATCTGTGCCAAGATTTGTTCACGTCTAGTAGTCATTAGTTCTTCATCAGCATTAACTCAACAAAGCTTCCGTCATCAATCAAATTCGCGCTCCTTACGGTGTAGTTTACGCTATCCACTGTTATTGCATCGCTGTGAAGCAGATTCTTGAATTTTGAAGACTCACAAGTCAGCTTGTAGTCAGTGGTAAGCACAACCCCATCAGCAATGATTTCTGAAGGCATGTCTAAAAGACCAAACCCTGAGATTGCTCCAGCAGTGATTGGCACGGCGAACTCATTGCTGTCTAGGAATACGCTTAGATCTTCGGTGAATGCCATGGTAGCTCAAGGGTTAAAGGAAATCGTCCAACCCTTATTAATCAGGTTGGTGTAAGCAGTATTGGCGGCAGTAGACCAAGTAGTTTTTCCTGCGTTAGTGCCGCCGTTGAGGTTGAGTGCGATGTTAGAAGCACCGTTCGTGTCTAGACTTACTAGAATGTTTTCAATTGATTGAGCGGTAAGGGCACAGCTTGTCCAAGTCAGAAGAAAAGCATTAGCAACAAGTGTTCCCGTCGTGTCAAACATATTGGCTGGAAACGTAGATAGGCTGGAACATTGTGACCAAGATTGATTAAAGTTCGTCCCCCGAGACAAATTAATCGAGGGGAAACTGGTCAGCCCTGAACAGCCGGACCAGGTGACATTAAAGTTCGTCCCGGCAGACGTATCAATTTGTGGAAAACTGACCAGCCCTGAACAGTTGTTCCATGCGTACCCGAAGTTTGTACCACTAGACGTATCAATTTGTGGAAAACTGACCAGCCCTGAACAGTTTCGCCAGGCGACGAAGAAATTTATGACACGAGACGTATCAATTAGTGGAAAGCTGCCCAGCGCTGAACAGCCGTCCCAAGTGAAGAAGAAGCTCGTAACCGAACTTGTCGCATCAAACGGACACACAAATGAAGTCATGTTGGTTGCACCTTGCCAAGCATTAGCCAGACTCGTCCCTAAATCAGCACCAGCACCAATCGCAGCAGACGTTAGCTGATCTTCAGCCCCACTGTTGTTAAAAAACGGCCTGTAAACATCATCACTATAAATAGATAAATTGTAATCACCAGCAGCGTAAGTGTGGGGTAACGTGTTAAGTGTGCTTATTTCAACGTCACCATCACCCCAATCAACTTCATAATCAACAGTTCCTGAAGACCTGAGGTTAAACGTGCCACCAGCACTTGTAATGCCGTAGTTGATCGCGGCATCGCCGGGAGGGCTGACCTGATCGCTAGTAATAGTCAAAGTGCCATTAGACGCTGGGGACTGGAAGACAAGGTTTGTAGGGGTTGTAGAACTGAGGTCAGGGAACGGGGCAGTGGGTG